TTAACATTGTTTATCCCCAGATTTACGATTTTTCTCCTTACTTTTAATAAACTCCCAAAACTGTTTAAGCTCTTCTTGTTTATCAGGAGAAGCGTCTTTGATGTCTTTAAACCAAAGGCCTAAATCTGGGTCTGTTAAAGGGCTATAGGTATCAGTGTCTCTGGACGTAGTTTTAGCAACATCTCTGCCTAAAAGATAGTCAGTTGAAACCTCAAAGAAATCTGCAAACTTATTTAGCGTGTCATAATCAGGTTTTCTGTTTCCATTTTCATAACCTGATATTGTTGACTCAGCCAGATTTAATTTTTGACCTAACTCTTTCATAGTGAGGTTATTTGTCTTTCTTAATTTTCGTAAATTCTCTCCAATCATAGGAATCCTCCTATTCATCTTCTGAGTTTAATTATACTTTGCAAAGTGCAAAATTTGAAATGAATTGACAATAACTTTGCAAAACGCGTTGACACTTTGCGTATTGCGTAGTATATTTTGGTTAATAACACAAAATGCAAAGTTTTAGGTGGTGATAAAGAATTGAGTGGGCCAAAAGAAATACGTATGGAATTGGGAATTAGTATTGAAGAAGCTGCAAAGAAACTCGGTATTTCAGGTGGCTATTTATCGCAAATTGAAAACGGACAGCGACAGATTAGTTCAGAGAGAGCGGATCAAATCGCAAAGTTATACGAGAAGAAAAAAGAAGATATTTTTTTACCTACGCGCTATTCAGTTTGCAAAGTTTCGGGATGATAAAAGGTGTAAGGGTTTGAATGGTAATGAAGATCTATGTCTGAATAATGAAAGTAGGTGAAAAAATGTCATCAACTAACATGGCAGTACCAACAGATCCGTCGCATAAACATATAAAAAGCCCTTCAAGAGGTGACACCATGAGCCAACAAGAAGAATATGCAGCGACTTATGAATTTGGAAAAACGAAAGTCCATGTTGTGGCTCCTGAACCAAAATCGCAAAAGGATATTGATAAAGTCCTTCAAGCATATTATAAGGCTGGTTGGGCCATCATCAAAGAAATGCAAGTGAAAGAAAACATTGAGGATTAGTTCCTCTCTTTTTACATGAATAATAGACAAGTTACGTATGTACTAAACTCATTATAACCATTTGAAAACTAAATATGGAGGCGAACAGATATGGGAACAAGCATATACTGCAATTCGGCAATAGGGGAATTATTACAGAATGCTAGAGAATGTTGTGATAATGTTCAGCTGAAAACGAAGAAAGGACTATCTAAGTACCTTGGCATTACACATGAACGCTTAACTCGTATTGAGTCTGGACTTTCTAAACCAGAATTTGAACTTGCGATGGATTGGTGCCATGCAACAGGAGCAAAGTTGAATCAACAAGCGATTAAACATATTTATGGTGTTGGTTTACCGCCTACAGATCCACGTTTAACTCAAGATGTGAATTTACAATTGATGAACTACATTAAACAAGCTGAAGAGGGGATTTTGGCAGCAAAGGAAATCATGAACTTACAAGTTGCAACAAGGTCATGGAAGCTTGATGAAAAAAAGAAACATGAATACGCAGTTCATACAAAGGAAATCTTCGATACAATCCAAGCTACTCAATGTGTAGTACAAGCTTTGGAACAAGTACATTTTGGCATTATAGAGCAAACACAAAGAAGTTGGTTGCAAAAGGCTATGGCGGAGAACGTTATTATTCAATCGGTGGATAGCTTAATGACTTTAACAAAGATGCTGTAAAGGAGGAAGAAAAATGACAGTAGATTACAAGAAACCAAGTTTAAGAGAATATAAGGAACTAATTCGTTATGATGCAAAGTTAACTGGTGAAATAAAAATAGCGAAAATACTAGGTGATGATGAGAAGTTCAGTGAGTTAAAGCAAGAGAAGAAGTTAGTGGGAATCCGAATCAAAATTATTGAAGCATCATTCATTTTAAAACATAAATGGGCAAAAGAAAAAGCTACCGCCTGAGAACAGTAGCTAGCAATAAAGTCTACAAAGCAATTATAACATTTTATTCATTATTTGGACAAGCCACTGTGCTTGTCGTTACAACCAGAAAGGGATTGTTCCTCCATCCCCTACAATGCTCCTTTCTGGTTGTAACGATGCGTACAGCATCAATTTAAAAAGAAAAGAGGTGTGGACTATGACTGTTGCAAATAAACAATGTTCAGAATGTAATAATGTTAATCCTTCAGATGCAAATTATTGCGAAATGTGCGGCAAGAAATTGAATTGAAAAAGAGGTGTTTTAAACACCCCTTAACTGTATTGCAACAAAATCAGCCGGATCCATTTGAGCTTGTTCGGCAGATTCTAATAATAAAAATGTTTCTGAACCACAAAGTTCACAATAATGCGCATCCGGCGGGTTTACATGATCACATAGATTGTCAGAACAAGGATTGAAAAGGTATGTACCACACCTTTTACAGTGTGTAGCAATATCAGAAAAATCATCATTACCACATTTCATACATGAAGAAAGTCTTAATGATATATCGTCTTGCATAAGTTGACACCTCCTTTTGTCAGTATCAATTTTACATGCAAAAGGAAGAGGTTTCCACAAAAAAGTTCGAACAAGCACGGCATCAATTAATACAAGAAAGAGGTGAGACCTATGAAAACTGAATATAACCGTTTAACTGAATTGGTTCTTTCTAAAGACCTAGAGCTTGCAAATGAGTTACATGATTGCATGGCTACTTGCGTTTACAACATGTTTAACGCTCAAACGAAAGAAGAAGCTGATCGCTGGGATAAAGAATTAATTCGTTGTTCGAAAGACTTTATAAAGCTTCGTGAAGCAAAGCGAGACTATGAGGCTTCGAAAAGTTACCGCGTGGTAATAAAAGGTTTCAGAGCAAGAGGAGTTAACGCCACTTTAGTAATACGCAGAAAATAAAAAATCTACCACTTGGCAGAGTGATAGATAAATGGCTTTGGAAAAAATATTTGAATTAATTATATCAAATTAGCGTTCGTATAACAACGGAGTGTGTTGCATGCTTTTAGACAAATCATTACATAGAGTAGTGTTGCTGAATCCTAAGATACTTCAGCGAGCGACATCAGAGCAACACCTAATTTACTTAGTAAACCAATATCTCAAAACAAGATACAAGAATTATCGCTTATTACGTGTAGAGGACGGATTCGCGATATGTAAACGGGAGGATGAATAATATGGCAGTTTATAGACCAGTACATGTTTCATTTTGGCAGGATTCATTTGTTTTAGATCTTACACCGGAGGAAAAGTATTTCTACTTATATTTGATGACAAACAGTAAGACGTCTCAATCAGGAATCTATGAGCTTCCACTTCGTATCATTGAAACGGATACAGGGTACAACCGCGAAACTGTTACGAAGCTATTAGAACGCTTTGCAGAGTACGGGAAAATTAATTACAACCAAAAAACAAAAGAGTTGTTCTTAATTAATTGGTTAAAATTCAATCCGATTAAAAATGTGAACATTGAAAAGTGCGTTTTAAAAGAAATTCAATCTGTGAAGGACAAGGATTTTTTAGTTGATTTTTATGAAACTTGCTTGGAATTAGAAGTACAACAAGACTTTAAGATTCCAAGAATTAAGGAGTATTTATCAACACGTTTGAAGGGGCTTATAAGGGGCTTCCAAGACCCTAGCAAGGAAGAAGAAAAAGAAGAAGAAAAAGAAAAAGAAAAAGAAAAAGAACAACAACAAGAAGAACGCGCAGGCGCGGAAGAAGTTGTTGAGGTTAATCCAATTTCTTTTTACGAGCAAAACTTCGGATTCATTACACCTTTTATCGCAGATGGTATTCACGCTTGGATAGATGATTTAAATGCAGAGCTCGTTGTGAAAGCTATGGAAATTGCTTTAGAGAAGAATACGAGAAACATGAATTACGTAAATACAATTTTACGAGATTGGCATCTTAAAGGATTGAAAACAGTAGTAGATGTTGAAGCAGCTGATAAAGCATTCCGTACTCAACGATTAGCAAAGGTGCAACAGCCGATGCAAGCTCCTTATCAACAAAAAGGCTTATCAGAATCTACTAAGAACGTAATACAGCAGCAACAATCATGGGAGAAAAACATTCCAACAGACGAAGAACTTGCAGCATTTAATCAACAAAATGGGTGGGCTGTTCAATGAGTAACGATATGATTCGTAACGCAGAAGCCGAACAAAGTGTTTTAGGTAGCATTATCCAAGAAGGCGATTTAATTAAAGATTGCCAGCTAAAGGCAAAACAGTTTTCTTTACCAACACACCAAGTGATTTTTAAAGCGATGAGAGAGTTAGAGGATGCTGAGGTTCCGATAGACCTTGTCGCTCTCATGGGAAAATTCGATGAAAGCTTTATGAATCAAATTGGCGGAATTGGATTCTTTGTAAACATGACAGAAGTTGTTACCACAACAAAAAACTTCTCGTATCACGAAGGGTTAGTGATTGAAGCTTGGAAGATGCGACATGCTCAAGAGGTTGCTGGTAATTTATATAATCGTCTTCAGCAAGAAAGGGATATGAGCGCAATTAGTACTTCAATTGATGAGCTAAGTGCCATTGAAGAAACAGGTTATTCAGATGAATTTAATTTAAAGGAAACCCTAGTAGATCTGTATAAGAACATGCAAATTGATGTAGGAGATTTAACCGGTATACCAACTGGTTATGACGACTTAAACAGAATGACAGCAGGATTACAAGAAGGCGATTTAATTATTGTCGGTGCCCGTCCTTCGATGGGAAAAACAGCATTTGTATTAAACGTTGCTTTTCATGCAGCGAGTGCTCATGCAGCAACAGGGGTCTTTTCGCTAGAGATGGGAGAAGAACAGTTACTTAAGCGGATGATCTCAAGTACTGGAAATATAGATGCTACGAAATTAAAGAACCCTAAAAAGCTATGTAATTTAAAGGATTGGGAAAAGATTAGTCAGGCTATGGGCTTGATAAATGATTTACCACTAGAAATTTACGATAAAGCCAATGTAACGATGCAAGAGATTTACGCAAAGACTAGGAAACTAAAGCGTAAGTATCCTGATAAAAAGGTTTTAATTGCAATTGATTACTTGCAGCTTGTTGTAGGTGACCCAAAGCACAAAGGAAATCGCATGCAAGAGATTGGTGAGATTAGCCGTAAGCTAAAACTTATGGCAAGAGAACTAAACGTATGTGTGGTTGCATTATCGCAGTTAAGTCGCGCTGTTGAAAGTAGGCAAGATAAAAGGCCGTTACTTTCAGACCTACGTGAAAATGGTCAAATTGAGCAAGATGCGGACTTGATCGCATTCTTATATCGTGAAGATTATTATGACCGTGAAACAGAAAATAAAAACATAACAGAAATCATTTTAGCGAAACAGAGAAATGGTCCAGTTGGTGTTGTTGAACTAGCATTCATTAAAGAATTTAGTAAGTTTGTAAATTTAGAGAGAAAGTTCAATCATCAACAGGAGGCGTAATCATGTTATTACGGCAGGAAGTAGAGCGCAGAAAACTAGCAATCATTCGTAAATTATTGGGGTTAGGATTAGCTGAAATTAACGGACAAACATTAGATCGACTAACGTTAACGCAGCTTGAAGGAATTTTAATAGCAAGTTTGCAGGTGTTGGAGGGAACAAGCGATGACAAAGCAGCTAACAATCTTTGATGTTGAACCAGTTGTGTCATTTGATCCTAAGAAGGCTCATGTTCATCGGTTAAATTCTAAACTACGTTTTGCTGACGTTGTTGTACAAATACCACGCCAAGCAAAGGCGATTGAAGAATTAAAACCAACGACAGCGCCAGATGATCGTTACGAACTATTTGAGGATTATACAATTGGGATTTGGCGTTATAAGCGAGTAGAGGATAAACAGTTTGATTGGGAAGCAGCTGAAGAGATATGTAAGCGAGCAAGGGATAGCAAGGAGCCGATTCCAATACGGCTTCATCTATCCTTGGAACAATCATTTGTTCCGGAGAATGTTGTGCAGTATTTATAAGCAAATAAAAAAGCCGAGAATACTCCCGACTACTTTCGACAAAGTAATTATATCATGGGAGTGGTGAATGTGGCGATTATTAAAGAAGATATTGCAGAAATGAGAGCGGAAATTTCTTTAGCTGAAAATATGGTTTATATCGTGAAAGATGGACAAGTTCGTCAAATAGAGCCGCCGATAAGTGGTCATGGTGAGCAGTCTTTAATATACAAGAATAAAAAAGTAATTCGTATTGAAAAACGAGAATCAGAGTTGATTTAGCCTAGCTTTTATTTTTTTTAACAAGTTGGAAATTGGGGTAATAATAAATCTTTGAATTTTGTTCAGGATGAAGACTCAGTGAACAATTAATGAGTAAAAGGAGAAATCCCTGCGAGGGCAGGGATTTCGGAGGGGATAGAGTATTGTCGTAACGTGTCGAAATTTGGCGTATTCGACGAATTAATATTATCACGAATTTTCAAGTAATTGTGGTGTTCGATGTGTCAAAAATGTGTACGAATTTTATATAAAAGCGTTATTTTACAGAAAAAGAACTGCTAGCAAAAACTAACTGCTCGGCTCCAAGGGGGGAGGAGAAAGATTATTGTATCAAGATAAAAAATGATGATTACATAATAGGAAACGGTGCCTGTTCACATGTCTCATATCCCTGAAACAACTTTTAGACGAGAAATCTAAGATAATTTAATTATTCGTACACTTACAGCTCTAAAAAATGGAGGGTTACTTATAAATATAGTAGGCCCATTAGGTGCTTGATTCAACACTTCTAATGTATTAGGAATATTTCCAGTTGTGTTAATGATGGCTCCGCCTGATGCTCCCACTGGAAATGGAGTCGGTGATATAAAGTTAAAATCATTAGTTGCTTCGCTAAAGGGAAACACTATAGTTCCATTTAAACGAAGAGCTACGTTTAATCCACTACCTGCAGGTGCAGTACCATATACGGAGTATTCAACTGAATAAGTTTGATTTGGCTCAAGAAAAATTATAGGTGATGGTGAGGTATGTGAAATTGCGGTTCCATTAATTAATTGATTTATGTCTAAAGGGATCGGCATATTCTGGGCTACTGGTGTAGCAGAAGCATTAAGGCCTATTAAGGCGTTATTTGCAGTGACAGTCGGTCCAGTTGGTCCAGTAGGCCCAGTCGGTCCAGTAGGCCCAGTCGGTCCAGTTGGTCCAGTCGGTCCAGTTGGTCCAGTAGGCCCAGTCGGTCCAGTTGGTCCAGTAGGCCCAGTCGGTCCAGTTGGTCCAGTTGGTCCAGTTGGTCCAGTAGGCCCAGTCGGTCCAGTTGGTCCAGTAGGCCCAGTCGGTCCAGTTGGCCCAGTCGGTCCAGTTGGCCCAGTCGGCCCAGCTGGTCCAATTTCTGGTAAAGGGAAAGCGCATGGAAAAGGTATATGTGGGTCTTGTTTAAAATGGCGCATGAATTTCGCCTCCTAATTATTAAATGTCTTATTAATATATGAATTGAGTATTTAAGGTGATTGGGGTGAACCCCTTATATCATCAATTAATAGTAAACATCAAGAAAGTAGTTATTACGTGAAGAAAAAATAAAAGAACCCGCTAGTTATAAACGGATTCTTTGTACCAGGAACACCAGGAAGCTGTTCCAAGGCAACCTGTGTATTTACTTGGGTGATAATACTATATTCAAAGGGAATAAAAAGGTTAATGGAAATTCAATAAAATCCTTATTTTTTATTAAAAACTGCCCTTGTATTATGGGGTCACAAGGGCAGAGGATATATGGGGTTGCAAAGGGACAATTTGCAAATCCTTTTAAATTCTAACATGTATATAAGCTTAAAATGGTTACGGAAAAGTTACAAAATTGTTATTTGATAGATTTTTGATGATAATCGCTTAGATATTAATAAGTTAATTAGGTATTTGAAATATAGTTTCACCAGGTTTGGAAAACCTATACAATTTTCTTGCGAATTTTAAAATGCCTTCTTCACTTGCTGTTAAAGTCTTAATATCTTTTTCGAGAGATTCTCCAACCTTTTCTAGAGTAGATAATCTTTGTTTTTCTTGATCTATTAGGACTTGTTTTGCTTTTATCAATTTTTGTTGTTGGTAAATGGAATGTTGAGCAGACAAAGTTAGAGACAATATAAAAGCTAAAGTTAACAAAAAACGCCATCTTAGTTTTTTATTCGTTTGTTGTTGATTGTAAGGATTAAATTGTTTTTTGGGGACTAATTGTTGTGATAATTCTGGGGTATTGCTCATTTTAATGCCTCCATTACTAATTATAGAATTTAAAATTTTTAAAGAAATCATATAAACAAAATGGGAATTTTGAACTCATTTTTGTGAATGTGGGATTGTAAACTTTAAATAAAATCCCTATTCTTTATTAAAAACTGCCCTTATTGAAGGGGCAATAAGGGCCGAAAAGAGATGGATTTGCAAGGGGTAATCTGCAAAATCTTTTAAATTGTAACATGTATATATACCTATAGTAGTTACGAAAAGGTAACAAAATCCTTATTTAAATAAAAGAAACCCCGATTGTCTGCGGGGCTCCTAAGGGTAATCGTCAAGTAATGACGTACTCGACTAATTAACGATATCATGAATTTTTTGGTAAAAATACTGGTAAATGTGTCCAAATGAATGAGGGTATCATTTGGAACAAAAACGCTATTTTAATTTCAAACAAAAGAACAGTCAGCAAAAGCTAACTGTCCCATTTTGGAGGAAAATCAATTGTTACAGATTGGCATATTCAAAGTATGTACAGAAATTGGGGATTTATTCAGACAAAACTACAAAGAGCACCTTCAAGTAGTGCTCTCAGTAAGTTGGGCCCTCAGAGAGTAGTGTGGCACACATGATAATATATGTGATTTATTCATTGAGGTGCAAATACCTAATAAAAACTACATTTGGCACAACAAAGCAGCTAGCTCAATTAGCTAACTACTTGTTGTACAAAAGAAACTAGGCCATACAAGCAATGTTTCATGAGCTGTAACTTAAAGTTACAGTTTTAGTATAAACGGGTTTGGAAATATTATGCAGAATGAAGGAAGCTTAATAAAAAATTCATTTTGTAAAAAAAGGGGAATGGATATAAAAACACAATTAGGAAATGTTGTTTGGTATATTGCAACAAATAGATATGTCCTAGGTGATAAACAAACATTGAGCGATGTATTAATTGCTCTAAATAGAATGATAAGGGATGAAGAAAGTAAAAGAGCAGCTAGCAAAAGCTAACTGCTTGTTAAAAAAAGAATCCACTCTAGGTTATTTACTGCCAGAGTTTCAAGAAATAAATGATTAAATTAATTTAACTTTTCAATTACAATCGAAGCATTTACATTTGTTTGTGTCCCACCTGCCAAAGTCTGCAAAGTAACTTCAGCAGCGGAAGTATGATTGTTAAGGGTAAGAATATCACCTGCGGCTAAAGTGAGGATTGTTTGCCCGTTGTTTGGTTGAGTTCCTGCACCTGATCCATAAACTGCGTTGGTAACTGGAGCACTATTTAAAAAGAGCGTAAATTGATTAGACTGAACTCCTGATACAGAAAAAGAAATTTTATAATCTCCTGCATTAATAACCATGATCTCAGAAGTTCCAGGAGTATGAGTAAAACCAGGTGTCATTAAACCGTTTGAATTGAAAAGAATAGGTGCTTCTAAGGCAACATCTTGAGCTGCTGTATTATAAATATAAGCATATTGAGATAAACCAGATACTGTAAGTCCGGTCGCTCCGGCAGGTCCGGTCGTTCCGGCAGGTCCGGTCGCTCCGGCAGGCCCGGTAGGTCCCGGAGGTCCACCTGATGGTCCGGTCGCTCCGGTAGGCCCGGTAGGTCCCGGAGGTCCACCTGATGGTCCGGTCGCTCCGGCAGGTCCGGTAGGCCCGGTAGGTCCTGGAGGTCCACCTGATGGTCCGGTCGCTCCGGTAGGCCCCGGAGGTCCACCTGATGGTCCAGTCGCTCCGGCAGGTCCGGTAGGCCCGGTAGGTCCCGGAGGTCCACCTGATGGTCCGGTCGCTCCGGTAGGCCCCGGAGGTCCACCTGATGGTCCAGTCGCTCCGGCAGGTCCGGTAGGCCCGGTAGGTCCCGGAGGTCCACCTGATGGTCCGGTTGCTCCAGCAGGTCCGGTAGGCCCGGTAGGTCCCGGAGGTCCACCTGATGGTCCGGTCGCTCCGGCAGGTCCAGTAGGCCCAGTTGGCCCTATTTGAGGTAAAGGAAAGGCACATGGAAAGGGTATGTGACAATTCTTTTTAAATTTACTCATTTTTACACCTCTCTTATAAATTAACTAACTAATTTTTTAACAACTTATGAGTAAACAGACACACAGGTGTAAGCAAAAAGCCTATAAAGATCACACAAAAGGTCTGAAGAGCAAGCCTCTATTTCACATTCAATACTAAAAAGCACCATATAAAAGTGCTCTTCGGACCAAGATTCTTATTGTAAAAGAATACATTACCCTATGAGCTTTTTACTAAAGGCGTGAATTGATTGAATAAAAACGCTATTTGATAACTTAGTTATGTAGAAGAAAAATAGTGCACAAATTTTTTTGTGCACCACTATATCAAAAACTATGTCTTGTCAGGTTAGTATATGTTCATTTTACACAATGGTGAACATATTGAAGTGGAACTTAAATTTAAAAAGAACACTTAAATAAGTGCTCTTAGGACCAAAACTATTAATGTAAAAGAATACGTGATATCGTATGTGGTTTCTTTAATAATGTGAGTCATTTGAATAAAGAGAAGTCGTACAGTAAAAAAAGAGCACTATACACCAGTGCCCTTCAATAAGGAGGTAACTCTCTGAGCTAAACATCTTTCGATATTAAGGTATGTTTAAGGGGTAAGAAATAAAACCAAAAGTGTAGTGGAATAAAAAAGGACAAGAAGTTTCACCTGTTCATGGGCTAGGGAGTAGAATGCCTTTTTAGCTGGTATGTAAGCATTATATGCAATGGAAATCAGAACATACAAAAAAGAGCAGCTAGCAAAAGCTAACTGTTTAGCCCCATGGAAGAGAGAGGGACTCTTTATTAGGTCTAAGGCTGAAATAAGGGTTTTAGATGTTAAGACCTAAATATAGTATGGATTTCACTTCAGAAATTATGTAAATAAATTACGTTCCTACAAAAATGGTTAAAAAACAAAGCAGCTAGCTCAATTAGCTAACTACTTGTTGTACAAAAGAAATTAGGCCCTACAAGTAATGATATGTAACTTGAAGTTACAGCTATAGTATAAACGTAATTGGAAATGTTATGCGGGAACGAAAGGAAACTTAATAAAAATTTCATTTTGTAGAAAAAACTAAAAAGAGCACTATCAATTAGTGCCCTTTGTAAAAATAGTGTAAGTGGCCAGCTCACGTTATAAAGAGAGGGAGAATTTAATATATTCAAACCCTGCTTAAATGGTGAAAACAAAAGAACAGCTAGCAAAAGCTAACTGCTCGCCTTCAAGGAAAGAGAGAAAGAGTTTGGGTTCTACAAATTGATTATAGCTGTTTAACAGCCTATCTATATAATGACCGGGATTTATAATTTTATTCAGACAAACAAAAAGAGCAGTGAGTTTTCACTAACCGCTCGACTCCAGGGGAATTGGAGACTGGCTTATCTACAGTATTGACGAAATATTGAATTTTATTAAAGGGAGGAAGAGGAAAATGAAACACTGCAGTAATTGTTTAGAAGAAACAGATTGGATCGATGAAGTATCAGAGATTTGTGATGCTTGCATCCACGAATACGAAGAGAATTCAACAAAATAATCCTTTGTTAATAAAAAGTTACTAAAATATGAAAAGATGATATAATAATTCCAATTACACATTTAGTCCTACTGGAAGAACCAGCGGACACTGAACTATGAAGAGCATTAGTAATATTGCTCTGTAGTTTGGTGTCCGCTTTTTTGCGTTTTTAATATTTATATTTAAGTATTTTATGGTTCAACCAAAAAGTATTAAGGGTTGAAAATCAGAAAAGGGAGGATAAGGGATATGCTAAAGACATTTAAAAATAATTTATTTGAAGTTGGGGTTAAACTTGAGAATGGAGAGGTGTTATTTGACGTAGAACAAGTCGCTAAAAGTTTGGGGTTTACCCAAGTAAAAGGCGATAAAACGTATATTAGATGGACAACAGTGAATAACTACTTACAAAAATATCTTTCCCAAGATGTTGGGAAAGGCGATTTAATACCAGAATCACTTGTTTACAAGTTAGCGTTTAAAGCGAGTAACGATGCTGCAGAAGCATTCCAGGATTGGTTATCAATCGAGGTGGTACCGTCGATTCGTAAACATGGTGGATTTTTAACAGCTGAAAAGATTGAAGAAGTACTATTAGATCCAGATACACTTATTAAACTAGCAACTAATTTAAAAGAAGAGCGAGAAAGAAGAATTTATTTAGAAAATCAAATTCAAGTTGATAGGCCATATACTAATTTCGCAAAATCAATTGCTCATTCTAGTGACAGTATTACAATCGGAGAGTTTTCTAAGATTCTTGCTAATACAGGCATAAGAATTGGCAGGAATAGATTGTTTAATTGGCTTAGAGAGCAAGGGTACCTGATTAAAAGAGGGAGAGAGAAAAATAACCCGCAGCAGGTTTATATTGATAGAGGGATTTTTCAATTGAAAGAAATTGTTATTCATACAATTGATGGTGATTTAACGAGAACTACGACGCTTTTAACAGGAAAAGGGCAGCTATATCTTTTAGATAAGCTAAAAGAAGAGTTTTGTGCATAAAAAAACATCTTCTTAATTAGACGATAAGAAGATGTGAATAATAAAGGAATAATCCTTTTAATTAGCACTTACATTATAAAGTAATTTTGAACAAATGAAAAGGTCGTTACTTTTTCGTTTGGATGAGTTGAATAATCATATAGAATATATAGTCCTACTGGAAGAACCAGCGGACATCGAACTATAAGAGCATTAGCAGTATTGCTCTGTAGTTTGGTGTCCGCTTTTTTATTTAAAAAATAGACAAGGAGCGTTTATATATGGATCAATTAACTTTCTTATCTAAAATAGATCGCGCAGCTACTCAATCAAAGCTAGAAAGATTACTTGAAGAAGTACGTATTTATAAACAGTTCGGAATGGTGCGGGAAGAAATGAAAGTAACTCCTTCATATGAGGTGCGATATCATGGTCCTACAAATACCGTAGGGAATCCATTAGAAGATGTAGCATTAGAGAATATAGAACGTAGTAAACGTGAGCAATATCTTAAAAACATGTCATTCCGTATTGATCAGTTTTTAAATCGCTTAGGGAATGGACGTGCAGGAAATATTCAGAAGGATATTATTAATAAACGTTATTTAGAGGAAGAAGACGTATGTGATTATATGGTTTATAACGAGATTGGAATGGCTGAACGTACTTATCGCCGCTGGAAATCCAGAGCATTTTACAACTTAGCTTTTGCTCTTAGATTAGAAGTATATGAAACAGAAGAGTGTAATGGAGGGAACGAACAATGAATTTTGTCCAGCCTATTCGAGATCCAGAACAAATACAGCAGATTAAAGAGTATTTGAAGGAAAACAATGAACGTAATTATATTTTATTTGTAATGGGAATTAATACAGGCTTACGTATTAGTGACATTCTCAAATTGAGGATAGGCGATTTGAAAGGTAGCCATATCTCAATGAGAGAAAAAAAGACAGGCAAGCAGAAACGGATTCAATTAACTCCAGCGTTAAAAAGAGAATTACGTTGGTACATTGAAGAACGAGATGACAGTGAGTATGTAATTAAAAGTCGTGAAGGTACGAATAGACCAATTGGACGCAGCATGGCTTATAAGATACTCAGAAGCACGGCAGAAGAGTTTGGATTGAAGGAAATAGGCACTCATACATTACGAAAAACATTCGGTTACCATATGTACATGCAAACAAAGAATATCGCTTTATTGATGGAGATATTCAATCATTCAAGCGAGAAAGTGACACTTAGATATATCGGTGTAAACCAAGATGCAATGGATAAGGCTATGACTAGATTTAAAATATAGCAACGTCCTTTTTATTTTTTGATTTTTATAATTACCCATTTTTTATGTGTTGTGTAATTCGAAAAGAGAAGTTTTATAAAGCCATAAATACCAAGGGATGTAGCGACAGGGACAGTTACACAAAATATAAGATATGGATAAGTGAAGAAAAGGTATAAAAAAGGAGCGTAGTTCGTCAAATAGATGTAATGCTCTATTACTATTAAGTTAAGAAATTCATTGTTTCCGATTAATTGCATCTGTTTATTGTGATTCTTATTGATTTTAAAAAATAAAAAATCGCCTTATTAAAGGCGATTCATTTTGTATTCTTTTGATAAATAAATATCTTTTAAAATTAAATACAATGTTCTACATTAACGTGTTTCTGGATCTTTGTCTTTTTTTCTAAGACCAAATAATCCTAGTAGTCCCAATAGACCAAGCCAAGTCCAATTATTATTTTTATTACGATTATCATTTAAATCATTTGTCGTATTTACATTTCGAGTTCTCACATCATTATTAACTCTATTCATGTTATAGTCATTAACTCTATTCGTGTTATAGTCATTAACTCGAGTTGTAGTATTATTATTGTTAACTCTATTCGTATTATATCCATCGTATTCAGCATGGACGCTTGTACCAAAAACCGTAATAGTTAGTAATAGGGCACCTAAAATAGATGAAAGTTTTTTCTTCATGGTTTTCCCTCCTTTCGTATTTAGTAATGTCTCCAGTTCCTTTAGACAATATTCGGTTGAAAATATATAAAACCATTTGAATTCAAATTATGATAAATATCTTTAATTTTTATTATTAAAAGTACTTAATAATAATGGATTAAGTTAATTGAAATGTATTTATTCTTTATAAGCATAAATTTTTGGTAACGGTACATTCTATGAGAGGTAATTACTATATTTGGGTAAGGTGTTCCTTATGAGTTATAAGAACTTATTTTCTTTAATCAAGAACATGATTGGGAAAATTTTTTCTATAGTAAGTATTGTTGCTAAAAGTCTAATTTCTTTAAGGAGGAATATTTTTATGGGTATTTTAAGTGGAAATCCACAAAATGAACCAATGCACTACGGAGAAGTCTTTGGGATTTGGAGTTACCTTGCAGCGGCACAAGGCGCAATTGCTGGATATCAAGTTCTTATTAACCACACAGGAGACGAGGATTTAAAGAAATTTTTAGAAAACCTTGTAGAGAATGATATTCAATCAGAAGTTGAAGAATTAAAAAATATATTAAAATTGAATGGTGTTGCATTACCACCAGCACCTCCAGAAAGACCAATTGCATCTATTGAAACGATTCCTCCTGGTGCTCGTATTAATGATGCGGAAATTGCAGCTAAAGTTTCTATGGATCTTGCTGCTGGGTTAGTAGCATGTAGTCAAGCTATGGGACAATCTCTTCGAGAAGATGTTGGAATGATGTTTGGTCAATTTCATATGAAAAAAGCACAAGCTGGAGCTATATTACTTCGTCTGAATAAGAAAAAAGGTTGGATTATTCCACCTCCATTACATGTTCTACAATCAGATCAAGCATAATAACTAAATGAAAATTCAATCTATTCTTTATGGCTGTTGCAGTGAGATAGTCTAGGAAAATAAAGGTTATTAACGAATTAAAATAAGTGGCAGAGTCATGACCGCTTTTTGGCAGTATATGTGCCGGTTATTTTGGAATTAGCGTGTTATATTTGTATTGTGAGTAGTGGCGGAAAACATTTCTCACAAAATTCCTGATAAATGAAAATGGATCGTCATGACCGGTGGCGATGGTTGCAGATTGAATGACCAGTTGTTTCTTGATTCCACATTCAATTGCAATTTACGTTGTGTAAACGGGGAAGGGCTTTTGCTCTTCTTCCAGTTACTTAATATTGTGGGAGCGAATGAATGTAACGGTATTAAGTGATTGGAACAAGAATAAATACCGTATTTATATAGTAATAACAAAAGATTTTGACGAAAGGGCAACTGGTGCACGGTTGCTCTTTCATTATGCAAAAATTGCATGAGTAGTGTGAGGATTGAAAGAATAGTATATTATCCTTCTCAATGTACATATTAAGTAAAGTATTTAATATCATACATAAAAGGCGGGGTAATATGAGTGAAAATAAGAAAAATGAAGAATTGAATAAGGTGAAGAAGTATTATTTTAATGAGGATAATCAGCCAGTAGCTGGCATAGAGTTAACCTTGCCGCCTGATATAAGAAGCATGTTAGACCCGAAATCAGATGATGATGAAAGTAGAGAAAGTAATAATGAATAAGTTTAATCTAAGCATCCATTCGGGTGCTTTTTATTTTGGTTAAGGAGTGAGGGTAATTGGATAGCGTTTTAAACGATAGGATTGCTGCACTTGGTCTTATACCCATTGATAAGAAAGCATACATCAAATACCTTAAGCCTAATGAGAAGGCGTACAAGAAGGTTGGGATTGATGTTAATCGATTTAAGTATTATAAACTGTATGAACAGAAGCCAATGTTTTACTCTGTAGAATATCTCATGCAAACACCAATAAAAGATTTATTGGAAAGAGATAGAGGGAATCAAACACGCTGGGTAAAGACAGATGAAAGAATATAAAACCAAACAACAGAAGCGTAAGTTCTATGACAGTAGTGATTGGAAGAGTACACGTGAACAAGTAAAGAAGCGTGACAACTACGAATGCCAGGAATGTAAACGAAACGGTCGAGTACAAACGGATACCAATGAGTACAGTGAGAGTGCAAAGCGTAAGAAGATACAGTTAGTTGTCCATCATAAAAAAGAACTTGAACATCATCCAGAACTTGCATTAGAAATCGACAATCTCGAAACAGTATGTGTGGATTGCCATAATAAAGAACACGGTAGAATATTCAAAAAGAAACAGAACAAATGGGAACACGATGAAAAGTGGTAAAAATGATTCAGTAATAACCCCCCCCTTAAAATATTTCATCAAAAAATGCTCTAAGGGGCACCGGAGGAGGGGGTTAACTGTCAGGTTTTTTTCGAAATTACGCACGTAAGGGGGGGTGGGTAGATGGCTGTTAGTATTGTAAGGTTAAAAGAACAGCTCATGAATAGTATTGATATTACAGATTTAGTCGAAGTTGAAAAGGTAGAAAGATATATTGATCTTGTCAAAGCGTTTAGAAAAATAAATAAAACTATTAATAAAGAAGGCGAGTCTGTAACAGTAAAAAACGGTTCTCAAGTTTTTGTTAAAGCCCACCCTCTTATAGGTGAGAGGAATAAAATTAACAGTTCTTTAATTGCGTTAGGTAGAGATATAAAGTTTGTTGTTAAGGCTAACATCCCTAATGCTGGTTATAGTGAAAGTGATCTAACATGATTAAGCAAAAGTATGTGGAAGAATACATTGAACTTTATCGAAGCGGAAAGGTAAAGTTCAATAAAGAAAGAGAACTGTTAAAAGAATATCTAGAAAAATATGTGTTAAATAAAGACGATTTGTATTTTGATGATGAAATGATTGAGAAATGTATCAACTTCGGTGAGAAGTGGTACTTTCCGTTGCAGCCATTTCAAAAATTCTTAATTGCATTCGTTTTTTTATTTTATAAGAAAAATGGACGTGTATTTTATCGTAAGTTTCTGTGGATGTTAGGACGTGGTGGCGGTAAAAATGGTCTAATTTCTGTTATTATTCACTTTTTAATTAGTGAATTACATGGCATTCCAGAGTATAACATTTCAGTTGTTGCGAATAGTGAAGAGCAAGCAAAAACAAGCCCTGACGAAGTTCATAAATGTGTGAAGAAGAATGAGGTCTTGAAAAGAGCCTTTAAAACAACGTTAACTCAAACAGTTTCAAAGGCTACTGAAAGTGTACTGAAGTTTAGGACTTCAAATGGAGATACAAAAGATGGTTTGCGTGATGGTGCGGTTGTATTTGATGAAATACATCAATACGAAAGCAATAAAGATGTCCGTGTTCATATCAGTGGTTTAGGGAAAAAGAAAAACCCACGTGAATTTTACATTGGAACAGATGGATATGTTCGTGACGGTTTCTTAGATAAGCAAAAAGAAAAGGCAATGAAGGTATTAAATGGCGAAGCACGTCCGAATGCTGTCTTTCCTTTTATTTGTAAATTGAATGACGAAACGGAAGTAGATGATCTTGATAATTGGGAGCTTGCCAATCCCATGTTATCTAAGCCTTTAAGTGAGTATGCTGAAGGGTTACTTGAAACAATTAAGGAAGAGTATGAGGATTTAGAAGACGACCCGAGTAATAGAGAAGAGTTCATGACAAAGCGTATGAACTTACCTGTTACTAATTTAGAACGATCTGTTGCAAAATGGTCAGAAATTCTTGCTACAGATCGACCGTTTCCAGATTTACATGGTCAAGAATGTATTGGATCGTTAGACTTTGCAAGTATTCGAGATTTCGCGGCATGTGGTCTTTTATTTAGACAAACTGGTGAGTATATCTTTAAAACTCATTCCTTTGTTCGAAAAGAATTTGTTGATATCTACTATGGATATTCTAAAAAAGCAGGTGAGTTCAAAAAACAGAAGTTTGCGCCAATAAAAGAATGGGAAGAACAAGGCTTACTAACTGTTGTGGACGAGCCTACTATCAATCCTCAACACATTGTTGACTGGTTTGTAAAAATGCGTGAACAATATGGTATTAAGAAAATTATAGCTGATAACTTCCGAATGGAAGCGATAAGACCTTTATTAGTAGCTGAAGGGTTTGAAATAGAAGTTATAAGAAATCCTAAGGCAATTCATAGTTTATTAGCGCCACGGATTGAAATGGCATTTGCAAATGAGCAGATTGTTTTCGGTGATAACCCTCTTATGCGTTGGTATACACAGAATGTATTGGTTGTGATTAAGGGTGACGGAAACAAAATATATGAAAAGAAAGAACCGGTGCGAAGAAAAACTGACGGATTCCAAAGTTTTGTTCACGCTCTTTATCGAGCTGATGAAATACGAGAATCAACCGACTTCATATTAAGCAATATTAAATTCTAATAAAGGGGGTGATAACCATTGGATGGTTAGGTTCAGTGTTTAAAAGAAATAAAGAACTAGAATTTATGGTCGACTTGGATTTAATTGCTGATACAGCAAACAGGGTTCATATGAAACGATTAGCACTTGATACGTGTGTATCATTTTTAGGAAGAACGATTAGTCAATCTGAATTTAGAGTAAGAAACGGTAAAGCCTTTGAGAAAAATGAGCTGTATTATCGATTAAACGTTAGACCAAACAAGAATATGACGGCAAGCACTTTCTGGGAAAGATTTATTCGTAAACTTATTTATGATAATGAATGCTTAGTCATACAAGCAGATGATGGTGATTTACTTATTGCCGATGGATTTAAACATAATGAGTATGCTGTGCTTGAAGATACTTTTACTGATGTAATAGTAAAGGATTATACGTTTAAGAGAAGTTTTAAGCAAAGCGAAGTTATTCATTTGAAATATCGAAATGATAAACTATCTCCACTTATTGATGGATTATTTGCAGATTACGGGGACTTATTCGGTAGGATATTAAACTCTCAAAAACGTAAAAATCAAGTTCGTGGCACAGTTGATATGGATATGATCGGTGCTAAAACAGAAGAACAGATAGCTAAGTTACAAGAGTTTATTGATAACATGTATAAGGCAATTGGTACGAAAGATATCGCTATTGTTCCGCAACAAAAAGGTATTGAGTACAAAGAAGTATATAACGGTTCTGCTAACGGTCCTAGTGTCGAAGAAATCAATAAAGTAACGAATGGCTTTTTAAATCAAGTAGCAATGGCTATTGGTATTCCAACAGCTTTATTATACGGGGAAATGGCTGATGTAGAGAAGCAAACGAAAAACTACATGCTTTTCACAGTACGGCCATTATTAAAAAAAATATCTGATGAAGCGAATGTTAAATTCTTTGAAATGAATGAGTATCTTTTAGGGAAAAAGATTGAAGTTAAGGCTGTTTCTTATCAAAGTATATTTGACCTTGCGACAAGTATTGATAAACTCATTTCTTCAAGTGCATTTACAGGAAATGAGATTAGATCAGAAGTAGATTATGAAGATTCGGATGATCCGAACTTAAATGTTCATCACATTACGAAAAACTATACAAGATTAGATGAATCCGAAGGGGGTGAGAAATGATGGAATATGTGAATATGAATAAGCTTTTAAATTTAAAACGAGATATTCGTTTTGAAGCTAAAGGTGAAAATGAGTATAAATTAACCGTTTACGGGTCAATCGGTGGATGGTTTAGTGAAAATAATGCTGAAGCAGTAAGAAGGAAAATTCAAGACGTTAAAGCAGGGGAAATTCACGTTCATATTAATTCTGGTGGAGGTTCCGCATTTGATGGTGTAGCAATTTGTAATCAGTTAAAACAGCATGATGCTGAAATTATAGTTCATATTGATGGTTGGGCAGCTAGTGCCGCATCTGTAATTGCAATGGCAGGTGATAAAATCATTATGCCTAGTAATACTATGATGATGATTCATCAAGCGAGTACCTTTGAATATGGAAATGCAGACCTATTTGAAAAAACAGCACGAGATTTACGAAAGATTGATTCAGCTTTAGCGGCATCTTATAAGAAGCGTTTTGTTGGAACAGATGAAGAATTAAAGCAACTATTACAAGATGAAACTTGGCTAACGGCAGAGGAAGCAGTTGCTCTTGGTTTAGCTGATGAAATTGCTGATGAAATCGAAATAGATGATACGCAAGAAGATGAAGAAGAGGAAGTTGTAGAAAATCTCAAAGCAGATTTAGTAGCTAAGTATACGAAACAACCAAATAATCAAAAACCAAAAGAGCCTATTCAAGAGCCCGTTAAAACAAAACAGAATCTGAGTACGCTCTTTTTAAATTTAGGAGGAAAATAAATTATGGTAATTAAATTTAATAACTTTGAAGATAAAAAACTAGCTTTTGCAAAAGCAACACAAGAAGGTACACCAGAAGAACAAACAGCGGCATTAAATTCTATGATTGAAGCACTTGCTACAGATGTACGTTCGGATATCTTGAATCAAGTCAATGAATCTATTGTAGACCGTTCTATTATGCAGTCTCGTGGTTCTAACGTATTAACGAGTGAGGAAATGAAATTCTTTAATGCAGTCGTTCAAGATGGTGGATTTAAAGATACTGAAACATTACCTAAGACAACACAAGAACGAATTTTTGATGATTTAGTTCAAGGTCATCCGTTGTTAGAACATATCGGATTAGAAAACTTAGGTGCTGTGACAGAATTTATCTATGGAGATCCAGAAGGGGCAGCTGTATGGGGACCATTATTCGGCGATATTAAAGGACAACTAAATGCTACATTCCGGAAAGAGTCTATCTCTCAACTTAAATTAACGGCATTTATCCCATTGGCAAATGACATGCTTAAACTGGGGCCAGTGTGGGTGGAACGCTATGTTCGTACAATGATTTCAGAAGCTATGTCTGTAGGTTTAGAACGTGGATTCGTAATTGGTACAGGTAAAGATGAACCTATCGGATTGTTAAAAGATCCAAGTGGAAGTGTTGTTGGAGGAGTATATCCAGATAAAAAAACAGCAGGGACTTTAACGTTTGAACCAGGTCGCAAAACAATCAATGAATTAAAAGGCGTTGTGAAATTACTGGCTAAAAAGCTAAATCCTGATGGTAAAACTGATGCAGACAGACCAAAAAATATTGCTGGGAAAGTAGTTATGGTAACAAATCCGTTTGATACTTTTGATATCCAAGCAAATGCAACAATTCAAAATGCGGCTGGAGTGTATGTGACAAGCTTACCTTTCAATCCAACTTCTACAGAATCTGTGTTTGTACCTCAAGGTAAGGTCTTGTTTTTTGTTAAAGGAGAGTATATTGCAGCGATGGGTGGAACGGAACCAATTAAAAAATATGAAGAAACATTAGCTTTAGAGGATGCAACGCTTTATATCGCTAAGCAATTCGCTACAGGTAAGCCAAAGGATAAATATACATCACAAGTTTACATGTTAAAACTTGAAGAAGCACCAACTCCACCAGCTCAAGGGTGATGTGAATGGAAACAGTAATTTCTAATGAAATATTGCAGGAATTCAAAGATAGGATGCACTTAGGTGATGATGAAGATGATAACCTAAAGCGCATCCTATCTACGTCTAATAAAGCTTTACTTAGGGTTTGTGGGGATTATGATTTAAATGATAACGAGGAGTTCAAAGAATTAGTCTTTGAACGTTCTCGTTATGTTTATAATGATGCTCTAGAATATTTTGATCAGAACTTTTTAAGTCAGATTAACAGTTTGAGCATTGATAAAGCATTAGAAGCAATCAAATTGGACGGTGAATAATATGCGTCCTTTTCAATACAAAAAACCTTTAAATACAGGTGATTTTAGGAATCGAATTATTATTGAGCAACCTATAGTAATAAAAGATGAATTAAATCAAGTAATAGAAACATCTTGGCAGGAATTAAAAAAAGCCTGGGCAATGGTAAAAACGGTGAAAGGTTCCGAGTATATTGAAGCTTCAGCTTCACAGGCGACACGAGTTTATCGATTTGTGATTCCTTATACATCGGGCATTACAGAAGAAATGCGAATTAATATGAAGGGTCGTATTTTTGATATTATCGAACCGCCAATGAATGATGATGAAATGAATCAAACATTGACCATTATCGCAAAGGAGCATGTTTAATATGAATGATTTTGCGAGTGAGATTGCTAGAGAATTACAAAGATATGCAGATGTTGTGGAAGAAGAATTAATGGCTGCACAAGAAGAAGTTGCCGATGTTGCCGTTGATAAACTAAAACAAAATAGTCCTAAAAAAACGGGTGGTTATCGTAAAGGATGGCGCAAAAAAAAAGATGGAAAATCCGTTGTTATTCATAATACAAAGGGACAATTAACACATCTTTTAGAAAATGGTCATGCGAAGGCTGGTGGTGGCCGAGTACAGGAGAAAGTACATATTCGTCCAGTTGAAGAGTATGTAATTGATGAATTGCCAAGACGTATTGAAAGGGCAATAGAATCATGACATTGACATTAGGGGAATTAATAAAAATCCTTGAAGCTACAGGTTATCCTGTAGCTTATTCGCATTTCACAGCAACACCAGGTAATCCAGTTCCAGCGCCACCTTATATCTGTTTTCTTGTGGACGGTTCAGCAAATTTAATGGCTGATAACAAGGTGTATCACAAGATAAATGATTTAAATATTGAGCTTTATACAATTAAAAAAGATTTAGTTGCTGAAGCCAAATTAGAACAAGTCCTAGACGATCATGATATTCCTTATGAATCGTATGGGACTTTTATTGAATCTGAAAAAATGTATCAAAAAATATATGAAACGAGGTTGATGTAAATGAATGAAAACAAGGTAACATTCGGTTTGAAAAATGTACATTATGTACCATTAGATACTAAGGATTTTTTAGTTAAATTCGGGACACCAATTCCATTACCTGGTGGAGTTGAACTAACTTTTGAGCCACGCGGTGATTTAATTGAATTCTATGCAGATGACATGCTTTATTACGCGGCAAGTAATAACCAAGGTTACGATGGAACATTAAGTATTGCTACTATCCCAGAAAAATTTGCTATCGATGCACTTGGTGAGGAATTAGATGAAACGGATGGCGTATTAAATGAATTGGCTGATGCAAAAGGAAAACCATTCGCATTATTATTTGAGTTTGATGGTGATGTCAATGCAACTCGACATGTTATGTATAACTGTTCAGCAAGTCGTCCAACACTTGCATCTAAAACAAAAACAAGTTCTGCTGAACCAAATACAAATGAACTGAAGTTTGTTTCTAGCCCAATTGTTTTAGTGCCTGGTGGAAGACCAATGGTTAAAACAAAAACAACTTCTAAAACAACACAAGCAATTTATAATGACTGGTACAAAAAAGTATATGTAAAAACACCAGCAGCACCAAAAGGAGCGTAAGTAAATGGAAAAGACAATTACAATAGACGGTAAACAGGTTCGATTAAAAGCCACAGCGGCAACAGTTAAACGATATAAAGCGCAATTTAGACGGAATTTGTTTGCGGATATGATGGGGTTAGGAGCAATTAATGCTTTAACTTCACCCGATGGCTCAGAACAATCTATTGATATGTCTAATTTCGATATAAGTAAAGTGGATTTTGAACTTATTTATGACTTGACTTGGTTATACGCTAAAACGGCTGATCCAAGCATTCCCGACCCTATAACGTGGCTGGATGGATTTGAAGAATTCCCTATTGAAGAAATCATGCCAGAAATCATGGAATTAGTTCAAGTCACTATGGGAGCAAAAAAAAAATAACAGGAAATGATGAAGAGCAAGGGACTGTCGGTGATGAAGAATTAACAACCGATACGTTCCTCGCTCTTTGTTATAAAGCGAAATTGTCACATGGAGATTTAGAAGAAATGACTGTCGGTGATTGCTTTGATTACATTGCTGAATTTGCTGAAATGGAAAATCCAAAGAAAGAAAAAGTAAGAAAAGCTACTCAAAAAGACTTTAACGCTTTCTAAGAAAGAGGGGTGAAATTATGGCAGGAAGAATTAAAGGGATTACGATAGAAATCGGCGGGAATACTCAACCGTTACAAAATGCTTTGAAAGATGTTAATAAACGTAGTAATGATTTAACTAAGGAGCTTAAAGATGTTGAGCGACTATTAAAATTTGATCCAGGAAATGTGGAAGCATTAGCGCAAAAGCAACAGTTACTTACACAACAAATTGAAAATACAACACAAAAGCTAGATAAATTGAAAGCAGCGGAACAACAGGTTCAGGAACAATTTCAAAATGGAAAGATTTCTGAAGAACAATACCGCTCGTTTAGGCGTGAAATTGAATTTACACAAGGATCACTTGATGGGTTAAAAAATAAGCTTGGAAACATGAAAGCTGAGCAAGATAATGTAGCAAGTTCAACAAGACAATTAGAAACATTGTTTAGCGCTACAGGAAAAAGCGTTGATGATTTTGCAGGGGCATTAGGAAATCGTCTTGTGAATGCAATTAAAAGCGGAACAGCTACTAGCAGGCAGTTGGAACAAGCGATTGGTCTTATTGGACGAGAAGCATTAGGAACAGAAGCGGATATTGAAAAGTTACAACGGGCTCTTCGTTCTGTGGATGCTGGTAACTCAATACAACAAGTTAGAAATGAGTTAAGGGATTTACAGCAAGAAGCCGACAGAACAGAGAAGAAGTTTGAAGGACTAAAGGTAGGATTAGAAAACGTCATAGGTGGTGTGGCTGCTGGTGGTGGTATTGCAACTGCGATTGAAAAAGCAATGGATATATCTAAGTTACAAACAAAAATTGATATTACTTTTGATGTTCCAGAGTCTTCGAAAAAATCAGTGGAAGAAGCTATTAGGGGTGTTACCGCTTATGGGGTGGATGCTGAAGAATCACTTGCTGGTGTACGTAGACAATGGGCTTTAAATAAAGACATTAGTGATGAAGCGAATGCATCGATTGCCAAAGGGGCAGCCGTTATATCTCAAGCTTATGAGGGCATAGACTACACAGAGTTAATTCAAGAAACATACGAAATAGGAAACGAATTAGGGATATCTCAAGAAAGTGCTCTTGGTATGGTTGATGCGTTGCTAAAAATGGGATTTCCACCAGAGCAACTAGATATCATTGCCGAATATGGAAGTCAGCTGACTCGTGCAGGTTTTAAGGCTGAAGAAGTTCAGGCGATTATGGAAGCAGGCGTTGAAACGGGTAGTTGGAATTAGATTATAGTTCCCTTGTATGGCGACATTCAATGAAAAACTCCTTTAATTCAGTGGAACTCTCAAAAGAGACAATACTGAGCGAAGCCTTTTTATTAAGGAACGTGCAACGACTAGTCGAAAGACGTAGGGTGTAAGCAAATGATACTCGAAACGGGGAGCAACTCAAGTAGTTGAAGATATAGTCTAATCTATACGGTGACGTATAGCAGTTCATAAGAGAACGGGCGTGACGTTGCGAATCACGTTGAATATAAATGATTGATAATCTCTTAGATGGATTGAAAGAAGGACGGATCAAACTAGCTGAATTTTCTCAAGGAGCAGATAAAGCTTTAAAAGAAGCACTTGCTGGTTCTGGAATTGCCGCAGAACAAATAGAAAAGTGGGGAGCATCTGTCGCTAAAGGCGGAAGTGAAGGCTCGAAAGCCATGGTAGAAGTAGCTAAAGCGATTGAAGGAATAGAAGACCCTATTAAAAAGAACCAAGTGGGAGTTAAAGTTCTAGCAACTATGTATGAAGATCAAGGTCAAAATATCACTAATACATTAATAGGCGCATCACAAAAAACAATAGACTTTAAGAACAATCAAGACAAATTAAATGAATCTATTAAAAAAATGGATGCAAGTCCAGCTGTTAAGTTTCAAAAAGCAATGGGCGATTTACAGATGGCACTTAAACCAGTCCTTGGAGTTATAGCAGATCTGGTTTCTAAATTTGCTGAATGGATTTCTAGCAATCCGGAATTAGCAGCTACATTAGCAGCTATCGGAGTAGCTATCGGTGTGATTTCCGGTGCGATTATGGCACTTGCGCCTATAGTTGTGACGGTCATGAGTATCTTCGGGATTGGAGCGGCTGCAGCGGCTGGAATTGTTGCTGCTATTCCCCTTATCGTAGCCGCTATAGCTGCCATAGGTTTTGCGATTTATAAAAACTTTGATGACATTAAACAATGGATTATAGATATTTGGAATTCTATTACGGAATATTTAGTAGAGCTTTGGGACGGTATAGTTCAATCATCCAGTGAAGCGTGGAGTTCATTTTTAGAAACAATGCATGAGTTTTTTGATCCCATTGGTCAATTCTTTAGTGATTTATGGACAGGTATAGGCCAGGTATGTAGCGATGCATGGAATTCTATTGTTGAATTCTTTTCTGGGGCCTGGGCTTCATTCACTGAAATGATGCATAGTTTCTTTGACCCAATAGGCGAATTTTTTAGTAGCTTATGGTCTGGAATTGTTGAAACAGCTTCTTCTTGGTGGACTTCTTTAGTTACAACAGCTACCGAATTGTGGGGCATGTTAACACAAGCTTGGCAAGATACTTGGAATACAATTCTTACTGTTTTAGATCCAATTATTTCGGCGGTTTCTACCGTTTTAGAAGCAGGTTGGTTACTTATTCAAGCTGGAGTGCAAATTGCATGGGCGGCAATCTGCCAATATATTATTCAACCGATTCAAGAAGCTTACGACTGGGTAAGTACAAAAATCGGTGAAATGGTCACTTGGCTTGGTACACAATGGGAAATTGCAAAAGCTGTGGCACAAGTTGCTTGGGGATTATTTAAACAATATATTATTCAACCAGTCCAGGAGACTTGGAGCTTGGTGAAAGAAAAATTCTCTGATTTGGTTTCTTGGCTTGGTTCACAGTGGGAAACAGCGAAATCTTATACACTAGCAGGTTGGAATTTAATAAAACAGTATGTTATCCAACCAGTACAAGAATTGTGGAATACAACGAAAGAAAAACTCGGAGATTTGGCAAACTGGATATTAGGAAATTGGGAAAAAATAAAATCCTATACACTTGCAGCGTGGAATTTAGTAAAACAATATGTAGTTCAACCGGCTACAGAAGCTTATAACTCAGCTAAAGAAAAATTCGAGAGTTTGTATAATTCAGCACGAGAAAAATTTGATGCTGTAAAGAATGCTGCACAAGAAAAGTTTGAAGCAGCGAAAAGATTTATTGTAGATCCAATAAAAGATGCAGTTGACAGCATAGAAAAGTTTATTGGGAAGATTAAGGGATTCTTTAGCGACTTGAATTTAAAGATTCCAAAACCTGAAATGCCACCTCTTCCACATTTCAGCTTGGAAACAAGCACGAAAAACGTTTTAGGTAAAGATGTTACTTATCCTTCTGGAATCAATATTGATTGGCGTGCAAAAGGTGGTATTTTCACTAAACCAACTATCTTTGGAATGAATGGTGGAAACTTGCAAGGTGCTGGAGAAGCGGGACGAGAAGCAGTGCTTCCGCTGAATAAAAAGACGCTTGGAGATATTGGTGCAGGAATTGCTGCGACTATGGTTGGCACGACTGGATCTATGAGTCAATTAATGAGTGATATGAGTCGTATGATGGATAGTTCTATGAGCCAGTTATCAGGATTAAAAACTGTTATGAGTGGTGTGTATGGAAGTATGTCAAATAGTAGACAAGCGATGACAAGCGGTGTATCCAATCAAGTATTCAATTACTCGTCTGGATCACCTGGCGGTGGAGCAATTCCAATGCTTGGTGGTGACTTGGTAGTTGAGGTTCCTGTTGTTATAGAGGGGCGAGATGTGGCACGTGGTACTTATCGATATACAACCGAGTATCAAGATAGAGAAACAAAGAGAAACTCAGCCTTTTAGGTTAGGGTTTCTTTTATTTTATAAAGAAACGAGGTGTTAACATGAGTTCTTTTACATTTAACAACCAACGAAAAAACTTTGTTCAAATAGAAAAAGGATGGAAAAGACCTACATGGGCACCATTAAAAAGGAATTTTCTAAGTGTTCCGGGTTACCCCGGAGCAAGGCTATTAAATACACAAACTGACATACGTGTTCTTTCTATTCCTGTTGGAATTATCGTCCCCGATGGATCGGATTTAGAAACATTGAAAGAAGAAATTGCAGATTGGTTAATTACAGATCAACCAGCAGAGCTTATTTTCGATGTAGAGCCAAACAGAACATATCTAGCTGTTGTGGACGAGGGGTTTGATCCAGATGAATTCGTCACTCTTGGTAAAGGAATTCTTAAATTTATTTGTCCAATGCCTTATAAATTAGGACCTACTCGAACGGTAGAATTTCAAACAGATGGACTTGGTTTAATTGCTAAAGTTCAAAATAAAGGCACTGTGGAGTCAGAGCCCATTATCGAAATTGAAGTTGAAAATCCTTCTACATTTTTAGATGTTTGGAAGAGGAATGAATACTTTAGGATTGGATATCCACTTGCAGCTTCTCAACTTCCAGTAGAGAGAAAACAACGTGTAATGTGGGATGAAATGTCTACTATAATAGGCTGGACGAATGTATCGGAATTTGAAGATGCTAAGGGTGGCGGTGTACTTAAAACAAATGGACATCAAGTTTATGTAACTGATTATGGTGACAATAGTTACAAAGGTCATCATGGGGCGATTATGAAGAAAAGCATTCCAGGTGGACCTATACAAGATTTCATTATGTCCGCATACGTGAGATTCATTAGTTCCAGTTACGTTCAAATGGGACGAGTTGAAATAGCTTTACTGGATGAAAGTAGTAAACCTGTCGCTCGTTTATCAATGAACGATGTATTTTGGGAAGCAGAAGAAACACATGGATTCGCTAAACTTGCTTATCCTGGTCATCAAGCGGAACAAACTATGATCAATACGCGCGGTAAATATTCAAACACTTGGAATAACTTCTACGGTAGATTACAAGTATACCGAATCGGAAATGAGTGGGAATTTTTCATTACAAAATTTGCTGAAGGTACTGAAATTGATGATGCTGGAGCAAAAGCACGTTGGATAGATACAGACGGGATCTTAATGAATAAAGTCGCACAAATACAAATTTCTATCACACAATGGTGGAATAACGATCCAACTACAACTATGACAGTTGATGATATAAAGGTTTGGAAAGTAAATCAAAATACAAGTGATAATCCTCCTTACATTATGGAAAAAGGGGATAAAGTACAAATTGATACGGTTAAAAGTCTTGTGAGTATTAATGGTGCAAATGCAATTAATCTGAAAGACTTGTTTAGTGATTACCCTAAAATCAATAAGGGCCAGAACAAACTAGAAATTATGCCAGCAAATATCGGAACAGCAAAGGTGATATATAGGGAGAGATATAGATGAGAACACCTAGCGGTATACTTCATGTTGTGGATTTTAAAACAGAACAAATTGTTGCAAACATCCAAACAAAAGATTATTGGGATGATAAAAGGCATTGGGAAATCAAAAATAATATCGATACTTTAGAATTTAGAGTGTTTGATAATACGGACCATGCAGCAACTCTTATGCAGCAAAATTTAGTGTTAAAAGAAGTGCGTGATGGTCGAATTGTTCCATATGTAATTACTGAAGCGGAAAAAGACTCTAATGACAGATCAGTAATCGCATATGCATCTGGTGAATGGATTCAACTTGCTAAAGCTGGAATTATTCCTCCACAAAAAATAGAAGGCAAGACAGTAATGGAAATGGTGGATATAGCTCTTTCAGGTACAAAGTGGAAGAAAGGAAATATAGAGTATGCTAGTTTCCGTTCTATGACTATTGATGAATTCATCGATCCATTATCTTTCCTTAAAAAGATAGCATCATTATTTGAATTAGAAATACAATACCGTGCTGAAGTGGTCGGCTCTCAAATCGTTGGCCGTTATGTAGATATGGTAAAGAAGCGTGGTCAAGAAACAGGGAAAGAAGTAACTCTTGGTAAAGATTTAGTGGGTATTAAGCGTGTTGAGAACTCGCAAAACATTTGTACATCCTTAGTTGGTTTCGTGAAAAAAGAAGGCGACACTATTATCACAGTTGAGAGCATTAATAATGGTCTCCCTTATATTGTGGACAGTGATGCATTTCAAAGATGGCATGAGCGCGGTCATCATAAGTTCGGCTTCTACACGCCAGAAACAGAAGAAGATATAACACCGCAACGTTTAATGACACTTATGAAAACAGAGTTAGCAAAACGTGTAAACACTTCAGTTTCGTATGAGGTTCAAGCACAAAGTATCGGGCGTATATTCGGGCTGGCTCATGAGCTAATTAATGAAGGAGATACAATCCGAATTAAGGATACTGGATTTACGCCTAAATTGTATCTTGAAGCGCGCGCAATTGCTGGGGATGAATCATTTACTGACCCTTCACAAGATAAATATGTGTTTGGTGATTATCGTGAGATTACTGATCCGAACGAAGAATTAAGAAAGATTTACAATCGAATTCTTAGTTCTTTAGGAAATAAACAAGAAATGCTAGATCAGTTAGACAAATTAGTGAAAGAAGCTAATGAAACAGCTAGTAATGCTAAGAAAGAATCTGAAGCAGCGAAAACATTAGCGCTAAAGGTACAAGATAATCTAAAGAACTATCAAACTACCATCATTGATGGTAAAACAGCGCCGACCACAGGGTTAGAACCTGGTAAAACTCTTTGGCTTGACCTTAGTAATGGTAAGCCTGGTATTTTGAAAAAATGGAACGGTAGCATATGGGAATCTGTTGTTCCTGATGTGGAGTCAGTTAAGAAAGAAACGTTGGAACAGGTGACAAAAGATATTAATAATACCAAGCAAGAGCTTGATAAAAAGGTAGAAACGCTAAAAACAGAAACAGAGACTTTAGTTAATACACAAATAAAAGAGGTACAAGCCACCCTGAATGACAAGGTAGCTGCCGTTAAAAAAGATACAGAGACAATTTCTGGTGAAATTGTAACCATCAAAAAAGATATCGAAAGTAAGGTCGATGGGAATTTTGTTAAAGAACAAATAAAGGATAAGGCCGATAAAGCAGGTGTTTTCACAAAAGATGAGATTAGAGAAGGCTTTATCGGTAAGCAAATATATGAGACAGACAAGTCAGGAAACGTCAAGAAATTCCAAGAAATAAGTACTTCTGTTGAACAAACGAATGAATCGATAAAGCACCTTGCGACAAAACAAAGTGTTACGGATTTAGGGAATAACATAACACAAGTATCAAAAACCGCTAATGAAGCAAAACAGACTGCTGAGGGTAATACGCGTATCATTACACAAGTGGACTCTAAAGTAAAACAAACAGCTGAAGACTTTAATAAGAAGACTACTGTAATAGAAGAAACGGTTAATGGTATTACGAAAAACGTTACTAACATACAAACTGAACAAGGGAAAATCAGCGAGCGTGTCACTAAATCCGAACAAACAGCTGATGGCTTTAAACAATCGATAGAATCTTTAAATAAAGCGGATGGAACTATCAGCAATAAATTAAATACTGTAGAGAAAACTGTAGAAGGCACAAAAAAGACGATTGCTGATATACAGTCGGAAGCGAATGCTCTCAAGAAAACAACAAATGAGATTAAAGAAACGGCTGATGGTACGAAACAAACACTTACAGAACTTAAGACGATTGTTGATAATACTAAATCTAGTGGCGATAACTCATTGAGAGAAACATCATTCAATTCTTTAGATTATTGGACTAGAAATGGTAACGGTAAATTTTCTATTGACCAAAATAAAAAATGGCAAGAGCAAAATTCCTTATTGATAACGACAGATAAAAGTGATTATGACGGTGTAAGAACGGACAAGTATACAATACCATTCAAGCAAAATGCAGAGTATATATTAAGTTTTTATCTGTATATTGAAAAACAAGAAGATATAACAAAAGACCTTAGAATATACATCCCTGAGTACAAGGGAAATCAACTTGTTACTTATCATCAATATGTAACTATTAGACCAGGTATGTTAAATCTTAATGAATGGACTTTATTTACAGTTAAATTAAAGACAAGAGATGGAAATAGATTTTCAGGATTAAATATTGATTTTGTAAACAAGACAGGTACGTCAAAGGTGTGGTTAGCATTACCGTGTTTGCGAGAAGGAAATACATTTGTTCCATGGAGTCCTAATCCTGATGATAACCGCAACGAATTTACGAAAAAAACAGTAGAAATCGAGACTAGTATTAAAGGGATTAATACTACTGTATCAAATGTACTGAGTGAACAAGGTAAGATCAGTGAGCGTGTTACTAAATCAGAGCAAACAGCAGGTGGTTTTAAAACTTCCATTGAATCGCTAACTAAAAAAGATAATGATATCAGCAATAAATTAAATACAGTTGAGCAAACTGTGGAAGGCACAAAAAAGACTATTTCTGATGTGCAGCAAACAACAAATGATCTTAAAAAAACAACAACTGAAATTAAAGAGCAAGCAGGTAAAGTTACCGAAAAATTAAGTAGTGTGGAGAAAAAGTTTGACGATATGGAAATAGGTGGTCGTAACCTAATTCTAAACAGTAAGATCAATGAAACTTCAAGTAATTACGGGTTTGGTCTTAGAACAACAACTATAGATTTAGTTGCAGATGAAACCTATACATTGGTGGGGAACGGTAGGGTTGACCAGAAGGCTATTGATGATGGAAAATCACTACTTATTTATATTTACGAACCTACATGGAAATATAAAAATATTAATTTCTCTATTAAAACTACTACAGATAGCACTGGATCCATACAATTTACACCTAACTGGTCGGGGAAGTATATTGTAGCATCTTATTTATATCCGAATGGCGGTAGCCGGGTAGGTAAGGCGACAACTAATTGGGTTGCGTTATACAAAGGAAATAAGCCAATGGACTGGATGCCAGCACCAGAAGACCAAGTAACGACTGATGAGTTCACCAAGAAAACAACCGAGATTGAAAAAAGTGTGGAGGGCGTTAAAACCACTGTAACAAACGTTCAAAACAGTCAAGTTGGATTTGAAAAGCGTATGAGCAATGTGGAACAAACAGCAAGCGGATTATCTTCCACCGTTAGTAATTTAAACAATGTAGTATCAGATCAGGGGAAAAAGATTACTGATGCTAACACAAAGATAGAACAGCAAGCGCAAGCAATTAAAGCCAAAGTGGAGATTAAACAAGTAGAAGATTACGTTGGCGGTTTTAAAATCCCTGAGTTGAAGAATACTGTTACAAAAAATAAACAAGATTTAATTGAGGAAATAGCTAAAAAAGTAGCTACGCAAGATTACAACAAGAAAACAACTGAATTAGAGCGTCTTATTTCCGCGAATGCGCAGGGGATTAGTCTTGCTGCAATAAAAACTGAAGTATATACCAAAGTACAGGCTGACGGAAAATATGCAGATAAAGCTTATGTAGAAAAACAAGCAGCTCGTATTGATCTGACTGAAAAGAATATTCTTAGTACCGTTCAAAAAGGTGACATCATTTCTGCTATAAACCAGACAGCTGAAAAGATAACCATCGATGTAGCTAAATTAAATATCAACGCGGATACCGTTGTAAAATGGTTAACTGCAAAAGGTATAGATGCAGACGTTATCAAGATTTCAGGGGATAAGGTTACGATTGATAAAAACGGAGTCACTGTTAAAATGGCTAATTTTCTTTATGAAGATGAATTCGGCAAAAAATATTCTGTTATGCCTAAGAAGAACCTTATTGCGGATCATATGTTTTCTAGTATTTCATGTTATTTACCAACGAATAATATGAGAAGAATTATGCATAGCCCCGAGTGGAAAATAACAGGTGAACCGTACATCGAAGATAACTATACCAATTTTGGTTATGAGCAAATGATTAACGCTATGCGTATTAATATACAGCATTGGATTAGATATCCGTTGTTTAGTGGTGTGAAAAGGGGTAAGAAGTATACTTTATCTGCCCATTTTCGTGCGGCAACTTATAACGGCAATGTTGTATCAGATTATCCTCGTTTACGGGTTATAACAGGACACTTTGCGCCAGATGGACGACCAGTAGAGGATTTAAGATTTGAAAAAGTATTTGATGCGCCAGGAAAAAACATAGTTCGTTATTCTAACACTTTTACAATCCCTGATAACTTTCCTGATAATGGATTTTGTTATTTTGACATTTATGGTGCTGGGGATTATGGAAGTAATATGGCTGTATGTGTATCGGGTGTGCAACTTGTGGAAGGTGAGTTACCAGCTGTTTATAATTGGGATACTACCATTGATAATATTGCATCCGGTTATACTCCTGTACAATCACTATCTATAGGTAATAGAGATACATTTTTAGGTTATGGAGTTACCTCCCCTGAGTTTCGAATTAGCACGAATGCAGATGTTCATTTTAACAGAAAAGTATCAACTTACGGAGTGAATGTGGGTGGACAAGCATTCGGTTCTTACGGTTCTATCTTTTATGTGAATGGTGCATCTGGTTGGTCATTCTATACGATGGGCATCGATGGTAACTGGAAAACTTGGAATGGTATATAAAAAAGGAGAGGTATGAATGGAAAATAACAATGTGCAAGGAATGCCTTTACAAACAGGTGAAGGGAGCCCGTTTATGGGTAGATTAGTAGATGCGGAACGTATTGAAAACGGCGTTCGGGTACAAATACCTTTTGACATGTTGGATTATGCCGGCATTCAAGAAAAAGAAAAAGTCGAGGTTTGGGGCATGTCTGACGGTACACTGAGTATTCGTATGGCAACCAAATGCCAAATGTGTAATAGAGGGGCTAGACTTTTCGAATTACAAATTGGAAGTAATGTAAAGAATGTTTGTGTAGAAGATTATTATAAGCTTACAGGTGAACAACCAAAAATAACATTAACTGAAAATAAACCAGAGCAGCCATAAGCTGGTCTTTTTATTTTGGCCAAAATACGGCATTTGTAGATTAAGAGGGGCACATAATGTGGTCCTCTTTTTATTTTGAATAAGGAGGAAAGAATGTGGATCGAATCGATGTATTATTAAAAACTTTTATCGCCACTTTTGGTGGCTTCTGTGGGTATTTCCTGGGGGGATGGGATGAAACATTGAAAGTTTTAGTTACGATGGCAATCATTGATTACCTGACAGGGATGATTGCTGCAGGGTTTAATGGGGAATTAAAAAGCAAAATAGGTTTCAAAGGCATCGCCAAAAAGGTGGTGCTTTTTCTTTTAGTTGCAGCGGCTACACAAGCTGATGTGGTTATGGGAACAAATAGCGCTATTCGTGAGGCAACAATCTTTTTATTTATTGGAAATGAGTTGCTATCACTTTTAGAAAACGCTGGTCGCATGGGAATTCCTTTACCTTCCGCGTTAACAAATGCAGTTGAAATTTTAGGCGGTAAACAAAAACAAGAAGAGAAAAAAGGAGAGGTCAAGTGATGGAAATTAAACAAATGTTGGTGCCGAAAAGTCGATACGATGTCTTATGTCCATATGAGATGAACCCAACCGAAATTACATTCCACAATACTTATAACGACGCTCCAGCTATAAATGAGCGAAATAATGTCGCTAATAATAGTACTGGAACATCGTTTCATATTGCTGTGGACGATAAAGAAGCTATTCAACTAATCCCTTTTAACAGAAACGCATGGCACGCTGGTGATGGCGCTAACGGAAGAGGAAATCGTCATAGTATTGGGATTGAAATTTGCTATTCACAATCAGGTGGAGAAAGATATCGCAAGGCTGAATTGAATACAATTGAAGTTATTGCTCAATTAATGATTCAGTTTGATATACCGATTAGTAAAGTTAAGACTCATCAAGAACGAAACGGAAAGTACTGTCCACATCGAATGTTAGATGAAGGTCGAGTTCAGTGGTTTAAAAATCAATGTGCAAATAGAGCATCTAGTATTAAAAATTCAAATAAAACACAAGAGACAGGAAAGGTGGAGATTATAGTGAATAAATATAATAAAGTTGTTACTTATGAGTTTGGAACAGCGTTAGTACCTTCAATGTTACAAATGATGGATTCTTTAGGGTATGAATCTCGTATTATTTCTTGTGGTGATAAACAAGGTTTAGTTAGATTTGAGACGAATTATAGACAAGGAAATGAGTTAGATAGAGCGACAGCGTGGTTAGATGCTAAAGGACTTAAATACTTCTATACAAAAGAATAG